TGACCACCAAGGCGGGTGGGATTGACCGAGCGATCAACACCAAAGAACGCGGTGGAGGTAGGAGCAGTTGCAGGCACCCAAGCTTCGAGTCCGCTAATGCAGACATTAGATCCAGCATTCGCGGCGTCGCCTTCGATGTAAAGATGATCGTCAGCGTCCAAGCTTGCCAACTGAGTGTCCCAGTCAGAGCCAGTGGTGGTGAGGGTACCAGCATCATAGTCGATTGCGGTAATCTCAACAGCCGCGCCACCATCCTGCAAGACATCGCCAGCAGAACCGTCAGAAGCAGCAACGCGCATACCAACCTCAAAGTTGGTCACGTCATTGGTGTCCTTCAGCGTAAGAACGGTGGTAGAGAGCGACCCTACCTGACCCATAGAGCCAGAACCGTCACGATAAATCTTAGACCCGAGCGAGCGACCAAGCGAACCAATCGCCGAATCGACCTCAAACTCAATGGCTTTCTGAAACGCGCCCTTGTCCTTCGAGGACACGAGCATCGTTAAATAATCCACCGATGCGAGCGAGTAATCACTAATGTGATCGACCAAAAACGCCACGTTCTTGCTGGGGCTCTTGTTAGACTTCGCGGTGGCGAAATCAGCAGAGCGGCCAGAAGTATGGGCGTGCTTGACGGGCACTTTCAGTACATCACCGTACATCTCGGTGTTCTTCTTGACCATCGACAAGAAGGGGTTTTGTTCATAGATGGAGTGCAATACCTCTTTATAGGGGTAAAGTCTCTTTAGAATCGACTGGAAATCTGATTTAGTTAGGGAAGCCACAGTATCTCTCCTTTGTAGCAGTTACGCGGGTATGCCGCGCTAAAAACAAACACACAAGAACGCCATCAGCTAGGCTATGCTTATAACTGCTTCGGGGAGCTGCCGCTCCTGATATACTGCTTAAAGGGGTCTGCGGCGACCACAATATCTCACGCGACTACTTTATGACGGGGCGTGTCCCGCTCTGGCTCTAGAAGACACCGTCCCAGTCGCCCCAAATCTCACCTCTGGATTTAGGCGGCTCGGTGGCGCGGTCGGGGGCTTGGTGATCGGAGCTGCCAAGCGTCTTGATCGGGATGTCTTTCGGATCGTCAATGCCGTACAGCTTGCGAACCTTTGGATTCCCGAACAGGCCTTTGTGCCGCTCCTTCAACTCATCCGCCACCATCTGGACAGCCTTGTTGGTATCGAGGATCTCCCCGTGCCTGTCGTAGTAGCCCTCTACGAGGGCAGCTACTTCATCTATAGCATCAGTCTCAGCGACTATAGCATAGGCGTCATCACTTGTCACTACGTCTCTAACGATATTGATGTACTTTTCTCGCGCCACGCGTGCTTTTTCCTCTCCTGCACGTGCCGTGGCGTTTTTGTCGCGCTCTTCGAGTGCCTTCTCAAGCTTCTCGATCCGCTGTTGCATCGCAAACGACTCGGTATCTTTAGGGGACATTGAGCCATCCGCAACCTTCTCCGCAAGTGCGTTGAAGTCCAATCCGCTTCTCTCTAAGAACTCTAGGGGTTTTTCCTGAATAAGTCCCTGAGATGCCTCGTATTTAGTAACCTTCTCCTGAAGTTCCTGCAACTCCTTTTCACGTGCCCGAAGAGCCCGCTCTTTTCTCGAAAGGGAGCGAAATCTCGAATGAAAATTCTTTGATTCGTTGGGCGGCTCTTTAGCATCACTCGCTTCAGGTTCTTGAGTAGCCTCTTCGACCGCATCTTCTGTCTGAGATCTTTCAGATTCACTGGTAGATCCATCCTCTTGTCCTCCCCCATCATCATCACTATACAAAGCCCCGATATCATCATTCAAATCCCGAACGATTGAAACCTCTGGGGCATCTGCCGTTTTCGCGTCTTCCATTAAATAATCCCCTCCTCAGGTATTGTAGTTGGCATCGGCATCGGTGCCGGTGCCGGTGCCACAGGGTCGGGCAGCAAAGATTCGGCTTGCATGACCCAGTTACGTAATAGATCCAACCGCTCCTCCTCTACACCATCCAGCCGTGCTTTCAGGTATGCATCGTTAACACGTTTCATCGCAAATTCCAAGTTCATAAATGGTTCAGGTGTCTCGTAAATACCCTCTTCGATGATATTCTCAATAATGCGATCTACGATATCGACATACGCCAAGCGCATATCAGTGTAGGATTCTATATCGGGAATCTCAAGCAGCTTCAGAGCCATGTCAGGCGTCAGCATCCCCGCTTGCACCAGCTCTTCAACATACTGCTTGCGGGCGGCGGGTGTGCGAGGCAAGTTGGACGACGGCAGAATCTGCATCATAAATTCGTCACGGCTCAAATCCACATCTTTCCAATCAATGAATTCGATCCCCCTCTTGCTGTAAGCAAAGAACTTCTTCTTGTATTTCTTGGCCATCTTGCCACACAGGTTTACCACTTTGTGTGCTATGGCCATATACGCTTCCTCATATTCCCGCGCAACAGCCGAGAAGCGCTCGGTTTCAATATCCGTGAACTCGCGCAGAGCCTTCCCGGATTCGAGCCCAACAGGCTTACGACTACTCGCCGTCAACTGCGAAATGCCCACCACCTCATAGCCGCGCCGGATCTGGGACTCAAGGTGCTGGTAAATCTCAGTGCCCACAGCCCTAGGCATATAGAACTCAGGCTTCCGCCCTGAGTAATTCACCGTCCCGAATACCTTGTTTGTCATGCTCCCCTGCGAAACCTTGCTACCCTTTTCAATAAACACCTTGGGCGTAGCCAGATGTTGCTGCTCCTGAATGCGGCGAAACGTCTTATTGATGTTCGCCTGAATCCCAAGTAATTGCTCGGCGATTCCGAGCCCCCAGAAACCCAACCGCTTCTTCTCCCACCTCATGAACACGAATGGGAAATCATCCTCCTCATAGACTTCATCTAGCAGTACGCAAGAAGAGACAACAATGGTGTGTCTGCCGTCAACCGCAGCTGGGGTGGACGGAAGGTGCCACCCCTCGATAACCTCTACCATGTCGGACGCGTTCTTCTCTCCAGTGTAGCGATCCTCGGCGATACCAGACGCCTCACCCAGCTCGTCGCAGAGGTCGGGGTACAGGCGTCTCAAGTGCTCTCTCGCTATATGCTTTTTCTGGTAGAACTGCCGAGGTCGTCCGTAAATCGCCTCGGTGTCATCAACTATCAATTCGCCTGGAAATACGCGCTCAACCCGAATCTCGCCATGGTAATCCATCACCTTGACACACCCTGTGCCAAAGATGCAACAATCAAAGAACGCCTCGCGCTGCTCTTTGTGAACAAACCCACGGTAAAACTGCCCCTCGACCACGCGCTCAAGCCCCTTCGCCTTGCGACGCATCGAATAGTCCGCCCCAAACGTGAGAAACGAAGCATGTGGGCGATTTCGCGTCACCTTGTTCGCCGCAGCTTGGCAGCACGACTGAACGATATTGTATGAAACACGCGGCTCGTTAACCAGCGACTGTGAGAAGTTATCGTAGCTCGCCCAACCGGAGTTGACACCACTATATAACTGCAAGAAGCTGTAGATATTGTCCAGAAAGTAACACTGCTGGTCTTGCAGATTCGTCACGTGTGAATAAAGCGCCGAGGAAATGTCCTCATCCGCCTCTTCCCACCAGAACGATGGTGTGTCAATTGTTTCCGTTTTCTTCCCCGTCATAACATTCCTTAATTACTTCAATCGCAGCCTCGGCCCCGTAGCAGACCACTGCACACCAACCGCATTGCTCCAAATCATGCAACCATTTAACCTGGTTGTCACTCACCCTACCACCAACAGTACGTTTTAGCTCTATTGCCAACCCGTTGTAGTCCTGACAAGGGACAAAAATAAGGACATCAGGTACGCCGCTTTTCATCCCCTGCCTCTGCATATTCTTCCCAGCAGTCCGCCCCATCTTCATTCCGTTCGGCACATGGCACCAGAGCAGGCCAGTGGCGTCTAGATAGTTGCAGAGCGCTATCTGCTCCATTAGTTCGCTAGGAATTCTTGTCATAAACCCAGTTTATCTTTTCGCTCAAGGGCAAAGGTAGACCATTGCATACACTACTCACCAGTCTGAGGAGTCGGTGAGCCATGACATTGGTTGGGAGAAAGACAGTGATGGAGGATACCCCCTCAATAAGGGAATATATCTCGTCCCTAATGTCGTCCTCGTCGAACGTATCGCAACCCCTTAAATCCAGTTCAATCATCATCATCCCCTTTTAACCGCTTCTTGAGGTGATTCGGGACGTTGCTCCATCCGTTAAACAGATCAGTCAAATACTGCTGACTATCCATATCTGACCCATCGGCCCCGTAAATCCCGTTATACTCGCCGTCTATCTCGTCTTCTTCTAGGTCTGCGCCCATCGGCAATATCTCGCCCCGTTCAATGGATATCTCGCTGTCGCCTTCCTTTATGGTCACCGTTACGACGTCAGTATCCCAAATCACCTTTAGGAGCTGCCGTAAACCCTCGATTGCTCCGCCAAGTCTTACAGCCTTGTCATTATTTCCCATAAATCCGACCCTTCGTAGTTGTCTGAAAACAAATCATCATCGCACGAAACCTCTTCGCGCAGATGTTCCAGAAACCGCCGCTCCTCAGCCTCGAAGTCAGTGAGCGGATCTTCTGCCTTGCTTGGATTATAGTAATGGCGGCTATGCCTGTGAGCATATAGCATAGCATCCAGCATATCACACTCGTATCGCTCATCTTCCCTTGTCCTCTTCTCATTCCATGCAGTGGTCACAATCTGTGACTTCAAGTCGTCCAAGTCACTTCGGATCTTGACCTTACCACACTCGAAGTCGTCGGACAACAAAGTAATGTAGTCCTTTTTTCGCTGCTTCTCAGCCGCCTCAAGTGGGAAGCCATGACGGGTGCGGATCTCCTCCACAATCATCTTCCCCAACGCCCCAGCATCAGCAACCATGAAGCTGAAGTCAAAACGGCGGCACAAGACCTCTAGCTCCTCTGCAATGTCTGAGATGGTCATCTTACTGCGACCGTAGCACTCATGAACATAGAAGCGATCATCCGCCTCGTCATCAGCATAGGCTGCAACGCAAAACGCCGTCTTGTCGTTGTATCCGATATCTACACCCAGGCACCAGACATTATCCTCGAACGGGAGATCTTCGTAAGTGTCCTTCTTGTGACAAAAGGATGGATACAGGAGCGTAGAGTCGTCCTTCACCCACTGCCCTAGCCACTCCCGCCGATAGCCAGAGTGGTTCTCGCTCCACCCACGCCTCGCCCGACGATCCTTGAGCCATTTCTCGGCGTGTGGTATGTGCGGGTTGTCGAGTATCGTCCAATGGTGACTGCTGAACCCGCTCCTCGGGTTGGTGGTTGCATCATGGAATACCCCACTACAATGGTGTGAAGGCGTCCCGATCATCGCCAGCGTTCCATCGTGATCAATCAAGGCAGGTTCAAGCACCTCCTCTACAAGTGTGTCGATATGGCTCCCAAAGCTCGCGCTTTCGTCTAGCACCACTAGCCGATAAGCCGACCCGCGCAGCTTGTCAATGTCGTTCTCATCGTTGACACCGGCCAATACAATCAGCGAGCCGTTAGGCATGGTTGCAACCAATTCGGCGTTATTGAAGTGCATTTTTAGACCGTAGCGCCGATTAGCATGCTTCAGCTCCCGCCACATTAAGCGCTTGGCCGTGATTCGCGTTAGTCCTATGTAGACACAGATGGACTCCTCAAGTCTGGTTGCCTCCTGGAGCAGGTAGAAACAGGTTGCGTAGGTTTTGCCAGCGCGACGCGAACAAACCGCCGCCTTAAGCTTGCTTGGGTCCTTAATGAAGTCGATCTGCTGCTTGAAGAGATCACGCTCGATAAATCCGAACGAACGCTTGATGACCGGAGGTTTGACCTCCTTAGGCAAGGTGGCCTTGTCCCCGAAGCGCCGTATAAACTCCTGAGCAAGAGCGCGCCCGCTATAGGAGGAGTCTTCAGCCACTACCCAGCCGCTCCATCATTATGATCCGGTGCCACGGGTAGACGTACTCCTCTTTGCCGCCAACCAATGTCATGGTTACGCCGCTGCTGTTATGAGACTTGTAAATCGCCGTCTTGAACATATGCGCAGACATGGGATGCCCGCCGTTGGTTATGTGAACCTTGTACTTAGGACGGCAGGATGCCGTACGGGTTGAAGATGCTGCCTTGCGCGTAGGTCGTCTTGCGCCAACTTCTTGTTTCATGCGTGTGCTCCTTCGGGAATCCATGACG